TAGGTTTACCAGTTCCAGCAATCAGTGCTTCCTTATACTCCTTATAACCTTCCTTGGTATAAGGATATATGGTATTTCCATAAATAGGCATTAGACTCTCCCTCCAGCTTTATAACCTTGCATTATCTTATCACCACCTCTACGAGATACTGTTCCACCTTTTTTGTGACCTTTTACTGCTCCCCTCATTTGAATAGTAATACCTTGGCCCCATATTGCTTTTGCAGTATCTACAGCATCTGCCTTACTATCTTCATAAGTATAACCTTGACCATTCCATACTAAAAATTCACCACCTGGGTCAAAAGAACTTCTTCTAATAACTCCCGGTCTATTCTTAATAGCCATATCTAATCTCCTAGACTCTTCCTCCAGCCTTGTAGCCAACCATGATTTTACCACCAGCTTTACGAGAAGTAGTACCGCCCTTCTTGCGACTTACAGAACCACCCTTCTTCGCCATTGTACGCGCACCAGAATAAGGTCCACGACCAAGAGCACGTTCCATACCTTCACTCTCAGCTCTACGAGCTGCAAGATTTCCAGTAACACCACGATTACGAGCACCTAGAGATTCATCCAGCCGTGCATTATAACCCTGTGTCAGACCACCACCCTGTTTCTTGACAGTACCACCAGCCTTACGCTTTACAGTACCACCTGTTTTAGTAAACCTGCGGCGTTCCCTTTCAGGTAAAACACCAGCCCTAGTTTCTTCAGCAGGAGACAATCCCACACGACTCATTGGAAAACCACCAACCTGTTTCTTGACTGTACCACCAGATTTAATATTTTTTAGACCTTTACCTGACTTAGTCTTTTTAGTAGGGAAGTCCATACCAGCACCTGTTGGGGGCTTTTTGCGATACTTTTTCTTACGAGGATTATAAGGGCCAGCAGTACCCTTCATTGGAGCATCATACCAATCTTTTCGGTCCTTATTAATTTTAGATACTTTAGTGCCTTTTCTTTTTTTAGCATGACCAACACCACCAGTCATTCTCTTAATAGTAGCCATAATCTTTATCTCCTCTAAATGGTTCCACCTTTTTTATAACCTCTACCAAAACCTCTTAATGCAGCACCCGTTCCCAATGCTCCACCAGACTTTCTCTTTACAGTACCACCTGTTTTCGCTTGAGTAGCTGGAGTTTGTTCAGCAGCTCTCTTTTTCTCTCTTTGCCACTTTTTATGTTCTACAGTTCCTTTAATATCACCGGGATGAGCACCAATTCCTATTAGTTCTTTACGTTCATTTGCAGACATTGCCTGCTTACGAGAAGTAGGAAGTTTTTTTATTGTTACAGAAGTATCTTTCTTCTTTTTAAGGCGCATCTTTTTAGGATTATAAGGACCAGTAGTACCTTTCATAGGAGCTTCTTCCCAATCTTTTCTCATTCTTTCAATATCTTGGACTGAAGTTCCCTTAGTAGTTTTATGACCAACCCCACCAGTCATACGCTTAATAGTTCCTCCTGTTTTTTTTGTCTCAGAAACAGGAGTAAGTTTCTTTTCCTTGATAGACGCACGTTCTCTTCTAGTTTTAGGTTCATTAAGTCTAAAAGATTTAGCACGTCCTTTTGCATGAAGTTCTTTTAACAGCTTATTCTCAGCTCTTTCCTCTTTCGTTAAAGAGCGAGTAGTCCAGTTTGGCATATTCATTAGCTTTGTCCTTCCATAGCTAGGCGAACTCTTTCACGTACCAAACCACCATGAGCAGCTTTAGCTCTACCTTTACGGGAAAGTGCAGCAAATTTCTTTTTACCATATTTCTTTCGCCCAATCCATGCAGCCAGAGCAGCACTACCTGTCTTCTTCTTTAGTGCTTTGAATCTCTTTCCGCTCCCTAATTTTGGTTTGCTTCCCTTGGACATCTGGATTTCCTTTCCTATACTCGCTCTGGTAATGGTCATCTTGTTTTTCCTTCGCTGAACTAAATACTAAAGGTATACCTTTTCCCCAATATAATACCATTCCTTTATATTCATATTGTGGTTTTCTTAAATAAAGACTCACTAACTACTTCCCTGAACCAATGTATCCGCACTGCCAGCAGGACTTGCAGCCTGTGCCATATCATCCTGACGGGTTCTACGTGCCTGATTACGCAGGCCATCAATAGCTGTTGTATATTCTGACTGCCACATCGCAATAGTATCAAAACTTTTCGTAAAAAAGGAAGCCTCTATCATCGACGCATAGAATAAAGCATCGTAACAGAAGTCACTGAAATAATTATTGGGAGCAGCAGAACTTAGAGTAGTTGGACGGGATACATAATAAACTTCACCATCATGCACAGATGCTGGTGTTGGCGCAATAACAATCTGGGTATTGGTACGCATACCATAATAGCGCGGCTCTCCTATGGAGGAACTCACATAGGGCCAATAATCATTAATAAATTCTACAGTTCTTGGTAAGAGATTTATCTTGGAACCGCCAGTCGTAATACTAAAATTCCGCACAATACGAGTACCGGACGGAAGAGAGACAAACGGATTCGATGTGGAAACAGCCACAGACGAAAATGAATTCAATCCAACATCATCCAGTTCCCTGATAAGCCTGTTTTCAGCTTTATTGACAAGCTTTGGAATCTGGTCAAGAAACTCAGTTGAATCGTCTTCTGCTGTATTCTTGATATCTGTTACCAGATAGGTATAGTCAGCCATTTAACTACCCATAAAATATAGTTGCAACAGCCGAAGAGGAAGGAGCGGAAACTCTTACTACCCCTCTCATTCTTGGCCCATAATCTCCCAGATAAATATCTGCACCAGCAACCGCCTTAAATTTAATTCCTACACCTGCAGACGCACTGGCACCGCCTTTAGCTACTTGCTGCTTGTCACCAGATATTACATATTCACCAGCAACATCGGTATAAAGAGCAAAAATACGAGTGGTCGCACTTAAAGCATCATCTGCATTCAAAGTTGTGGAAGTTGTAATATCCACTAAAGGACCACTTCCGGTTCCACCACCATCTACCATTGCAGTTTTAATATTTGTCGGCATATTAATTTTCCTCTACATAAAGGGAAAATCGGAGGAGACCGAAATCTCCCCCGACTTTACTCATTAGGACGAACCTGCGTTTCCTAAGTAACCACGCCAGTCAGACCAGCCGAAGCTGAACCGCTCACGAGCCTTGAACCGGAGATTACCAGTATCAAAGTCAGGTTCCATTTTAGTTTGTAATGGAACACGATTAAACATCTTAGCTCCATTTGGTACATTAGTCTTCATGAACCAAGCGTTGGTATCCGTAAACCTACGATTGATATGCGAACCCTGCGGCAACATACTCATGCTGCGAATGGAGTTCACATCATTCCAACCGGATGGAGTTACAAGAGTTTGATTCGTTGCAACTATTCCAGCGGAAGGAACGAGAGTCGAATTAAGTACCGAATTCGCTACTGCCCAGTTATCTGGTGCAATATGAATAGACGACCCAGCGCCACCAACAAGAATACCACGGTCATCCTTAATCTTCTGTGCTGTCGTGATAGCAGTTTCTATACCACTATACGAAAGGTCAGCACCAGTAAGAGTATTGGATTGATTTCCGTCACCAATTGTTGGATGTGCAGCACTGAAAAGAGGTACACCATCACCGCCATGATAAACGGCTAAGTCAGTGAACCCATTATTGAAGATGTCTGCACCTTTAACCTGCTTGGTGTTAGCCATTGCGCGAGCAAGGGCTTTGGCACGAAGCTTGGCAAACGTGTCATACAGATTATCTTCCATCGCCTCTTCAGTAACAGCAAACGCCAATGCAACAGTTTCGTTGGTATAACGTGCAACGTAACTCTCGCGAGCGTTGTCATAACTGACGGCAGCGCCTTCACCTTTAACCGGAGCTGTTCCGAAACCTGTGAAGAGTACTTCCTCTTCAAAAGCACGGTCAGAGTTTTCAACCTCAAACAGCACCCGATGTTCATTATCTACATCCCCGTACTCCAAACCGAATACGGCGTTAAGACCGGGGAGTAGTTCTTTGGCAATACTAGCTCTATTAATAGCCATGATTTACACTCCCCGTTTACTGTGTAATAACAGTAGTTGTAGCAGTTAACATATCTACATGATGGATAAGACGTACTTCCACAACCGGGAAGGCACGTTGAGCGGAAACAGTAATATCGTTCCCCGGCTCATCCAACACACTGATAGGCCGTACATCGAGAATCAAATCATCTCTCGACGCTGCCTTGATACCGAAACCGGATTGACCAGTAACGGTTGAACCGGACCCCACCGTAATACCGAAGTTTGACGAGTTAATATCCCCGGCAGATAGTGTCGCATCAGCCTGAATGTAGTACGTGGACCAAGGGTCTGTATTTACAAACGCCTTAATATCAGTCGCTGACGTACCAGTAGGCCAATACTTATTCCATTTAGGTGTACCATCTTCAACATAGTGACACCCCATGAAAACACCAATGCAGGGAGCTGCATCTCCAACGGATGTAGCACCCGCTGAAACAGCATTTAAATTACCTGCAGTAACTTCGACAAGGTCACCCGTAAATATATTTTGAGCCAGTCCAGACGCGATTTTGAGTTCATCAAATCCCGTAGAGTTAGCAGCCATACCACGTTTACGAGCGGGGAGGAATCCGCGAAGATTTTTACTAGTTGACATATTCTTCACTCCTCTCTAAAGCTTATCTTCAATTACTCCTGAAAAGACGGTTGCCTTCCCCTGATAACAGAAGATTTGCTACTATTAGTAATAGGCATTTTAGAATCGGAGGCATTCTCAAGTTGCGAATTAACCGCTGCCATGAGATTTTGACTCTTATTCCTAAAATGCTCCTGTCGGGCGTCGGCTTTATACTTCGGCAATTTTGCCAATGCTACGTCACCACGACTGACGGTGCCTTTATATCGCCCTTCTTCCCGCACGAGAGAAGAGGTTGCCATTTCTGGTACTTCCTCTGGTAAAACGAATTCCCAGCCTTCACTCATATGCTTACCTATATTTTGGTAGTCATCCTGTCCCGATAAAGTTATACGTAACCAACGTAAAACCATTCCGTCGCTATGGAAACGATTTTTTACCATTTCAGGAATACTAAGAGCATCAGGCTCTTCATAAACATATTTTTCCGTTTCTTGTCTTGTTTCAGAAGTACGGTCTGTAGCCGTACGTGCATTCTCTATACGTGTATTCATGGTACTCACCCTCCGCGCCTATCTAAGTTTACAGTTGTATATTCACCTTCGGCAAGAGTAGCCTTTTGCTTTTCAACCGCATAAACCTCAAGTGGAATACTCCATTTATTTGCCAATCTCACGTCCTCTGGACTGAGTTTGACCTTTTTACTGGAACTTGCAGGGGTACGCGAGGCTCCTGCAACCACCTGAGCAGTCGATGACGTTGACTGTCCCGCATTTTCAAATTTATGAGGAAATTCTTTTTTAATACGACGGTTTACTTCCTCATAAAAATCATCCGTACTAGGGTCTAATCCCATTTGCTTTAAATCATTGTCGATAGCAAGAGCTGCTGCCGACATAACGGAATCTTTCCCAAACCATTCATTATCTCCAGCCCATATTACCGCTTTAGCGTCAGGTCCCTGCTGCTGTTGTCCTTGTTGCTGGAGTTGTGCAGCCTGTCTGTCCACATCCTGACTATATTGGTCCAACGCAGCCTTCTGATTGCCTATATTCTGCAAATCAAACTGCGTTTCCATTAAAGCTTCATGTGCCTTGAGAGTTTTTTCTCCATCTCCCGATTGATAAGCTTCCAGATAGTTCTGACGAGCCAATTCAATCTTAGTTTCGAGTTGTTTCTCTGAAATCTCCGTCGAAGCCTTCTGAGTTTCGGTAAAATTCTTTTCCCGACTCACTAATTGCTGATTTAACTGCTCATTTTGACTAAGAAGGTTCTTAATCTGTTCATCACGGTCCTTACGTTGCGTGACAAGCTGTCTAATCCTCTTCTGAGCACCATCAGTTTCGATTCCATCCAGTTCTTTTGGCTCTGATGGAGATTCTTCCGCCACTGCTGGCTCTGGTGCTTCAGCTTTTTGAGTTTGTTTAGGCTCCTTTTCAATTTCATACTCGACTTTTTCCTCTTTTTCGTTCTCAGAAACTTCTACAGCGTTCCACTCTGAGTCTTCAACCATTTAAACTTACTCCTTACGTTGTTCACGAAACAATCGGTTTTACGTGCATGTATTATACACCACTTTTCCTTTGTATCCAATAGTTAATTAGATAAATTAAAGGTGGGGTCCAAATCTCTGGCATTTTCGACTCTCAACATTACTTGGTCATCGAAAAGCAAAATAAGTTTTACTCCCTTATAATGCAGTTTCACTCCTGAATGCTTACCATAGCATACATAATCATCTATGCTGCACCAAGGCCCGTTAGGAAACTTGACCTCGTCCTGATAAGCCAAGTCTCCCAGTGCGAGAACACGACCTATCGTAGTAAGATAAGCCATATCGTCCTTAGTTGAATCAGGAATAAAGATACCCCCTTTCGTGGTTGCCTTTATTGTCACAGGACGAACCAATACATGATAACCCGGTAAAAAAGGTAAAGGAGAGGGGTCTTTTACCTCTTCTTCAACACCACTTATCCATTCGTCATTTTTAATAGCTTTCGCTAATGCTGGCTGTTGCATGTCACTCCTCTTCATCATCTTGGTAAGTACGTTTTTTAATTATATCAGTGAAACTATTTCTAGCCCACTCAATTCCCGTACACATACCAACCATTTGTTTATAGGAAGGGTAGTCCGATGCATTCCCCTCTGCCAGACTTTGTTTCAGGATTTCAATTTCCTTATTAAAATTTGTTATTACTTCGTCCCAAATATTCATGCGTGGTCGTGCATGAGGACGGACATTCCACCAAGCGCAATTCCAGCTATAGCAAACCAACTAATGCCAGTAATCGCAGCAACGCCTAAGCATACAACGGCACAACCGCTCCAGCTACTAGGCTCACTTACTCGACTCTGTATCCATGTGCTCATTCTTTTTCTCCTTATATGGTCCTTCATAATAGGGTAATTTCTTTCCCCTTGCTGGGTCCGTTTCTTTTTTTTCTTTCTGAGAATCCCAGTTTCCAAAAAGTACAAAACTAATTAATGCCAGAAAGATTAACTTAAGCATCCGTATCCTTAGCCAGTAAATCCGAAATCTTCAAAAGAGCGTCTACTCTGTTTTTGCCTTCTTTTTCAGCTAACTGAGCTATCCCTAAAACTTTCTTTGCCGTAACCATAGCTTTTGTGTCTTCACCTTTTTGCTCCATTTCGGCAAGTTTAGTAAGAACATCCATTGATTTAAGCTGCATATCTTTATTCATTTCAGCTTCCTTCATGGCGGATTCGTAAAGCATTTCAACAGCTTTCATTGCCTGCTTACTGATACGGTCACGTTCCTTCTGTTCAGACTTGGACATCATGTCACTTTGTTTCTCACCAACCTTGATGCCAATTTCAAGTTCTTCAAGGTCCAGTTCACGATTCTTGAGAGCTGCATCAGCGGCTTCCGTCTGTAACTGAATCTGAAGTTTCTGCTGCTCAAGCTGCAATCTCATCTGTTCTATCTGAACCATCTGTTGTTCCGGTGATGTCTGTACACCCATTGCCCTGTTTGCATTGAGAACTTCCTGTGCCGCCTGAGCCATTGCAAGTTCGGGTGCTTCCGGCATCTGAGCTTGTTCCGGTGGTAAATCATTCAACAGCTGTTGAGCAACACCACCAACCTGCTCCTGATACTTCATGACAGCATGTTCCTGAATATTAGCTTCAATAATAGGTTTGACTCTTTGCATCATAGGACTGGCCCCATGAACAGGGTCCTGAATATAGGCTGTTTTTATTTTAACATGAGCCTCATGATTCTGACCGGGGAAAGCAGCTATGGGAACTCCCTTGGTAGCAGCTACGATATCCGATATCGGGTCCATCTGTTGTGCCTTCCGTTTCTCAGGAAGTATCTGTTCCAGATTAGGCATGTTGGCACTCTCAAGAATAGTACGATTGAGAGCTTCCAGATTGTACATACCGGGAGGTGCCTGCTGTGCAAGTTGCAATGCCATCTGGGAAATCATCAGTCGATGTGCGCTGGATGGTACATTCGGGTCACTGACCGGAATGATATCCACACGGCCATCAAAGTCTGATTTAAGGACTTTTCGGCTTTCGCCGGGAACATCGAATGGATATTCATCTGGCATATAATCATGATTGATTCTTGCGATAATCTTGAATTCATCTCTTTGAGCTTTATGTACTCTCTTGTGAATGGCGCTGAAAAACTTGCTTGAAGCTTCCAGAAGAGCCATTGTAGTTCCTACAGGACCGTAGGAAGACATGTCGGATATTACCTGCTCCGTACTATCGGCAAACTTCTGACCTGCCGTAGCAACCAACTGAAGCATATTGTAAAGTGTCTGAGAAGGTTCCTTGTAAGGCAACGTCATGATTGCCTTGGTGAGGTCCATACCAGTGGCTTCCACTTCTTTAAACTCACCGGGGGAAATCGGGTCGTTGTCTCCGACAATTCTTACACCCTTCGCTTTATATCCTCCCGGTAGATTGGCAAACTGACCAGCGTCCACGAGTGCTCGCATAGCAGCAGTTGCTGTCATTGTCAAGTTGCCAAGAAAATGAATAAGACCTAAACCATAGAAAGAAAATCCCGGTACAAAACGATAATGTACAAAATGCAGAATCTTTTCCCGTTTAGGGTCATCACGTTTATAATTTCTACGAATGGACAAAACTTTTCTGGACTGCTCTTCTACTGTAACTATGTAAGGAAGAGCAACTCCTTCAGCTTCTTCGTCGTTAAATGGTGCAGGAAGTTCCAGATAACAATGCTGTTCAAGAAGTACATACTGAGGGTCATTATCTCCTGTGGGATTCAGACCCATAATAGTATCCATTTTACCAGTTATGGGAGTTTGCGTTGGGGCAGTAGCCTCCTCAAGCTCGACATCCAGATACATCTCCGATGCAATCTCACGAGCCAAGTCATTGGGAGTACGATAAATAACGTGTGTATAACGGTCAGCCTTTCTCAGGTCACTGGCATAGGAGGATATATAAAACTGGTCTATGGGAACGAATTCAGAGACAGGACGAGTCAAAGAAGCGTCATAGTAGACTTTCTTGAATGCGGAACCCATCAGTGGAAGATGGAATAGCATACGTTCAAATTCATCAAAGTATTCTGGCATCTGCTCTGTAAGCT